TAGATGGTGGTCTGACACCTGGTCTTACAATGTGGGCAGGACCATCGAAACACTTTAAGACTGCTTTTTCCTTGCTCATGGCGAAATCGTATATGGACAAGTATCCCGAAGCAGTCCTTTTATTCTATGACTCAGAGTTTGGTACACCAATCAAATACTTTGAGACTTTTGAAATTGATATGGATCGTGTATTGCACAGTCCATTGACTGATATTGAACAGTTGAAGTTTGATATCATGCAGCAGTTACAAGAAGTGAATCGTGGTGATAAATTAATTATCATCCTTGATTCGATTGGTAATCTTGCATCGAAGAAAGAAGTTGAAGATGCACTTGAAGGTAAATCTGTTGCAGATATGAGCCGTGCAAAACAGGTCAAGAGTTTGTTCCGTATGGTAACACCTCACTTGAATCTTAAAGATATTCCAATGGTCGTAGTGAATCATACCTACAAAGAGATTGGTATGTTCCCTAAAGATATCGTTGGTGGTGGTACAGGTTCTTACTACTCTGCTGATAACATCTTCATCATTGGTCGACAGCAAGAGAAAGAAGGCACCGAGATTGTTGGTTACAATTTTATTATCAATGTAGAAAAGAGTCGTTATGTTAAAGAAAAATCTAAAATACCTGTTAGCGTATCTTTTGATGGTGGTATCAGTAAGTGGTCTGGTTTGTTGGATATCGCTGTCGAAGGCGGTTTCGTAAGCAAACCATCACCGGGTTGGTACTCAAAAGTTGATCTAGAGACTGGTGAGATTGGTGCTAAATTTCGTCTAGCAGATACACAAAACTCGGAGTTTTGGAATGATATCCTTGATAGTGAAAAATTTAAAGAGTATGTAAGGAAAAAATATGAGATTGCATATGGGAACATTATGGGAGAAACTCCTGTTTTGGAAGAAGAAGCCGAGTAGTTATAAAATTGATGTAGATTTTAGTCTACATGAAATTCAAGATTCAGACCTCAACAGCATAAACATCCTCAAAGGTGCTTATGCTGGTGTTTCTTACTATTACACCAGAGCAGGTATAGTAGAAGAGGGGTATTTGGCAAGACTTAAATTCGGTTATATGATTATAGATTCTGGTCATTATACAACAAAGTACTTGGAGTCCGATGAAAAGTTTGTTATAATGCTAGGTGACATACTCACAGAACTAATAATGATGGAAGAAAAAATTGAACCGACTAGAACACTCTATTCTGAAGAATCTAATCTATAATGATGAGTACACTCGCAAGGTACTGCCATTTTTAAAAGATGAATATTTTGCTGATGTAACAGAAAAGCAAGTATTTCGTGAAGTGAAGAAATTCATTGATAAGTATGAAAATCTTCCGACACATGAGGCTCTTGTAATTAATTTTACAGAGAGCAAAACACATACCGAATCTATAGTCAGTTCTTCTATAGAATTATTGACTGCGCTCAATAATCAAAAAAGCGAACCAACAGATGTTAAATGGTTAACTGAACAGACTGAAAAGTTTTGTCAAGACAAAGCAATCTATAATGCAATCATGGAATCTGTCTCCATCATGGATGACAAGACTTCCAAGAAATCTAAAGGTGAAATTCCTCAAATTCTTTCTGATGCGTTGGGTGTTTCGTTTGATAACCATGTTGGTCACGATTATAATGATGACTATGAATCTCGGTTTGACTTCTACCATAAGACAGAAAAAAAGATTAAGTTTGACTTAGATTACTTTAATAAAATTACTAAAGGCGGTCTACCAAACAAGACTTTGAATATTGCTCTTGCTGGTACCGGCGTAGGTAAATCTTTGTTCATGTGCCATGTTGCGGCATCGTGCATCTCCCAAGGACATAATGTTTTGTACATTACACTTGAAATGGCAGAAGAAAGAATTGCTGAACGAATCGACTCAAACCTACTTGATATTAATATCAACGACTTACATGTTATTCCTAAAGAAGATTATTTTCGCAAGTTTAAATCACTACAGAATAAAACAAATGGTAAATTGATTATCAAAGAATATCCTACAGCGGCAGCTGGTTCTATGCACTTCCGTTCGTTACTGAATGAGTTACAGTTGAAAAAGAATTTCAAGCCAGAGATTATCTTTATTGACTATCTGAATATCTGTTGCTCATCACGACTAAAACCAGGATCAAATGTCAATAGCTATACCTACATTAAAGCTATTGCAGAGGAATTGAGGGGTCTAGCTGTAGAGTTTGCCGTTCCTATCGTATCGGCGACACAGACTACACGATCAGGCTACACAAATAGCGATGTTGGTCTTGAAGATACCAGTGAATCGTTCGGTCTGCCGGCAACTGCTGACTTTATGTTTGCATTGATTAGTACAGAAGAACTAGAGCAACTTGGTCAAATTATGGTGAAGCAGTTAAAAAATCGCTATAATGATCCAGGTATGAATAAAAAGTTTGTAGTTGGTATTGACAGAGCAAAGATGAGACTGTATGATGTAGAAGATAAAGCACAAGATTTGATTGATTCCGGACAAGTTTCTGATAAACCTATTAGTACTTTTGGTGACAGAGAGAGAAAATTCAATTCAAAGTTCGATGCAAAGTTCGATGGATTGAAAGTATAAATAGTTTATTACTTTAACTTTTAACGAAGAAAAAATGAGTGCCGCTTCCGACAAATTCGAACAAAATGTAGCAAAATCTATTAATAGATTACCTGGAATAACTGCTACAAGACCTAAAGTAAGTACAGAATATTCAGATGTTCGTGTTGAATATGGCCAATTCACAGGTGGAAGAAGCATGTGGGTTGAGGTGAAAATGAATCACACCGACAATTTATCCAATCCTAGAGTTTTTTATAAAAATGGCAAATGGCAAACCACATACGACACTCCTGCTGCAAAACACGCTGTAAATATTTTGAATAAATCTACAAAGGCAAAACAATTCATAACATCAATCGCAAAATTTTCTGGTATTCCTGAAAAATCAATATATATCCCAACAACAAAAAGTGGATTGAAAGAACCTGGTGCAGTTCCTTTGAGTGTGATGAAAGCTTATTTCGATCAACCGAATGTCAATCGTTATATCGCCAATCAAGAAAATATGAATTTAGGTGAGATTGTAACTGAACACTATACAATCGGAAAAGCTGAACCTGCATATTACATGCAAGCAGCAGATGATTTTTATCTTATATCGAGAAAAAATCCTCTGAAAATGCAAGGCGTTCCGGTACTAACTGGTATTGGTGATTTTAAAGTTCGTGTGGGCACTCGTTCTGAATTTTATGAAGTACAAGCAGAAATAAAAATCAAAAAAATGCCTGATAGCCCATTCTCTGTTGCACCCGGAACAAAAAAGAAAAATCCATTTCTAACAATGAAGAAAAGCTAATGAACTTCAAAGATTTTTTAGTAGAGGCAGTAGAAGGCAAGAATGTTCACTTAGAACACATTGAGGATGAAGTCCTTAATCGTGGCGTTCCAGGTGCCCGTGATGCTATCAATTTTCTAAGATCGCTTAGAGATATGTTGGCAGGACATTCAGAATCAAAAGTAAACCTTACGACAAAATGGGATGGCGCACCAGCTGTATTCTGCGGCACAAATCCCGAGAACGGCAAATTCTTTGTCGCCACAAAAGGTATCTTCAATAAGAATGCAAAGTTGAATTACACCGATGCAGATATTGATGAGAATCATGCATCAGAAGGTTTGAATAAGAAATTGAAAGTAGCATTACGATATCTTCCTAAGCTAGGCATCGAAGGTATTCTCCAAGGAGATATGATGTTCAGCAAAGGAGACTTAAAGAAAGAAACTATTGAAGGCGAAGAGTACATTACTTTTCAACCAAACACTATTGTATATGCTGTTCCCGCTAACAGTGCAATAGCTAAGAGCATGCTTGCTGCACAGATGGGTATTGTATTTCATACTTCATACACCGGAAAAACAATTTCTGATCTGAAAGCATCATTCAATATAGATATTGGTAATATGAAAACAACCAAAGATGTTTGGTTCCGTGATGCATATTTTATTGATGCCTCTGGTACTGCTACATTTACAAAAGAAGAAACGAGTCATATAACAGATATATTATCTCAAGCTGGTTCACTATTCAATAAAATTAATTCTCTGTCATTGAATAAGATTGCATCATCAGATACATTCTTGATACAGATTAAAACTTTCAACAACACCAAAGTTCGTTCTGGACAAGCCATTAGTAATACTGCTGCACATACCCGTGAGTTGATAAAATGGGTAGAAGATAGAATGAATAAAGAAGTGATTGCTGCAAAAAAAGAAGAAACAAAATTAAAGAGGCAAGCAGAAAAAAATGAGGTGATGAGATTCTATCGCACACACCAGAAAGATTTAGAAATGATTTTCACCTTGCAAAATCATTTAGTCGAAGCAAAAAATATGATTGTGAAAAAGTTGCAGCAGATTCGTCAAGTAACGGGTTCATTCCTTAGAACAGATGATGGTTTTAAAGTTACAAATCCAGAAGGTTTCGTAGCAGTCGATAAGTTAAAAGGTAATGCTGTTAAATTAATTGATAGATTGGAATTTTCACACGCAAACTTTACCGCCACAAAGAATTGGAGTAAATGATGCAACAAAAATTTGATATCAATGCAATAATGAAAGAATATGGTGATGACGATTTTGGTTTCACCGCTACCGATGAAGAAGAATATAATGCAGTTATTGCAGAGAAAGACGATACCGTTCAAGAATATAAAGATCGTTTACAACAAGTCGAAAAAATAGTGCTTCCATTCTTAACCAAATTATTGAAAACTGCCGATCAGCCTATCATTAAATGGCCAAATCGGAAAGCAATTTTAGAAGAGCAGATTCAAAAGATACTTACCTTAACGAGGGGACAATGAAATCCTTCAAAGATTTTTTGCAAGAAACTTCAATAGCTAAACCCAAACAAGAATTTAAATCTTCGGCCGGCGCCGGAGAAGATGCATCGCCTGAGTTGGTAAATAATTATAAGAAAAATACGCCAGGACAGACGCCTACAAAGAACTAGATATATAATAATAGGGAGATTATGATATGCGTGATGTGATAATTGGTTGTTCCACCAACTACAAATGGGACACCATCAAGTATTGGGTTAATTCAATTAATAAATCAGGATTTACCGGCGACAAGGTAATGGTCCTGATGAATTGTGATAGAGAAACTGCCAAGCAAGTAATACAAGCAGGATTTATTGTTATTGGTTTTGCTGAAGATGAGCAAGGCAATCTTTCTTATCCACCTTCTAAAATTCCCGTACATGTAGAACGATTCGCACACATTTACGAACACCTATGTCGAAATAACTATCGGTATGCTATCACTACCGATGTTAAAGATGTAATTTTTCAATCGAACCCAATCAAGTGGCTTGAAGATAATATTAGCAATCGCCTGAATTGCGTTTTCTCTTCAGAGAGCATGTTGTATAAAGATGAACCTTGGGGTAATCAAAATCTACTTGAGACTTACGGTGAATATATCTATAATAAATTTAAAGATAATGAAATTTATAATGTAGGTGTTCTTGGAGGATCCGGCGAAGCAATTCGTGATCTATGTATCAATATCTTTACTGCGGCAATCAATCGCCCTATTCCTATCTGCGACCAATCTACATTTAATTTTATGATTTCGCAGAAACCTTATACTGATACCTGTCTGTACACTAAATCAGAAGATGCATGGGCATGTCAGTTAGGCACAACAGCAGATCCAAGTAAAGCAGAACAATTCAAACCATTCTTGTTAGAACCCTCACCTAAGTTAGTTGGTGATAAAGTTACAACCTCGACAGGAAAGCCTTATGTAATTGTACACCAGTACGATAGAGTGCCTGAATGGAAAGGTGTATTGGAGAAAATATATGGTTGATGGTTTGTTTATTATCAATAATGCCTTGAGTGTTAATGTACTTTCGATGTATAATGACGAAGAGCGTTTTCAACATACTTTAGAGACTGTAGATTCTATCGACAAATATTGTCCTAGTAATGCAAAATTTATGTTTGATGCATCTCCAAATCAACCTAAAGAAGAATATTTTCTTAAATTGTTTGAAAGAGGTGTTACTACATTTTACTGTGGGCAACAACCAGAAATAAAAGCATTATCAAATGCAGGACTGAAAAGTGTATCTGAGGGTATTGCTTTTATGTTGTTTATGAATTGGTTTAGAGAAATTAAACCAGTTGCTAAAAGAATCTACAAGCTATCTGGCCGCTATAGATTGAATGAGAATCTGATTCTTGATGATGATAGATATAAAGATGCTTTCGTATTTGCAAACGCACTAGATTCTTGGTTACCAAAAGACAAACAAGAATCTGCTGGTGTAGATAAGCTTTATAGACTTAGATTATGGCATATGGACAATTCGTTATTTGATACCTTCTCAAATACTTTACCTGCTATTTTTGATGACTGTAAAGATCATGGCATTGATGTAGAGCATTCATACTACAAAAATCTACATACACAAAAAGTGGTTGAAGTTAATACGATAGGGGTTAGTGGGAACATCGCACATAGTGGAGAGTATATAAATGAGTAAAAATGTTTTGATTACCGGTGGTGCCGGCTTTATTGCACATCACATGATTGATTTGCTGATTCAAAAAACTGATTGGAAAATTACTACATTAGATAGACTTGATTATTCAGGTAATCTCAATCGTTTAGCCGAAGTACTTTCTAAGTACGACGAACAGACAAAGAAAAGAGTGAATATAGTTTACCATGATTTGAAAGCAGAATTGAATCCTCTTATCTGCGGTTTCATTGGTGAAGTAGATATTATATTGCACTTAGCTGCTTCATCCCATGTTGACAGGTCCATTACACATCCAATGGAATTCATTAATGATAATATCATCGGCACCGCCAATCTATTGGAATATGCAAGAAAGCTTGATAAGCTAGAAACTTTCTTATATTTCAGCACAGATGAAATTTTTGGCGCTGCGCCACCTGGCATAGCATACGATGAGAGAGCAAGATATAATTCTACAAACCCTTATTCTGCATCTAAAGCAGCAGCAGAAGAGTTGTGTGTAGCATATGAAAATACTTATAAAATTCCTATGATGGTCACTCATACAATGAATGTATTTGGTGAGAGACAAACACCAGAGAAATTTATTCCTTTATGTATCGATAAAGTTCATAGAGATGAAAAAGTATGGATTCATTCCGATTCAACAAGAACACAAGCCGGAAGTAGATTCTACATCCATGCGGGAGATGTTGCAGATGCGATTCATTTCTTAATAACTACAAAGCCAAAAGGTTCTCCAGATTATGGTGGCGCTAAATGTGCCAAATTTAATATCGTAGGTAAAGAAGAGGTTGATAATCTAACATTAGCACAAATGATTGCTGATTCACAAGGTAAAGTATTAAACTATGAGATGATAGATTTTCACACCTCACGACCAGGCCACGACATGCGTTATGCATTGAGC